GAATGAGGATGGGACGCGGTTGGCGGAAAAGGAGCAGGTAATCCAACAAACTGTTGGATCACCTGGCCACACGCCACCGGCCACAAAAGCCAAAGCCGCCGCCAGCCAGACCAATGCCGGGGCCGTGGCGCGGGGCGACATACTGGAGAGAGATCGGCCGGATCTGGCCGAGCTGGTGCGGCTTGGGAAAATGAAATCGGCCGAAGCACACCGGCAGATGAAACGAGATGCCGTCGGCAAGAGAGTGTCCGCCATGCCAGAGGGAAAATACCGGGTCATTTACGCCGATCCGCCGTGGAAATACAACGACGCGCAGGCAGTCAGGGGGAGTATGGGACGGGAACGGGGGCCGCTGCCGGGCATTACCCGGTAATGACCATGGCAGAGCTGCAAGCCCTTCCGGTTCCAGAACTTGCCCCGGCTGACTGTGTTCTTTTTCTGTGGGCGACCTGTCCGCTGCTTGAGGACGCCATCGCGCTGCAAAAAGCTTGGGGGTTCAGGTATAAAACGCATTTTGTGTGGGATAAGGTCAAACACAATATGGGCCATTATAACAGCGTCCGCCATGAGCTGCTCTTATTATGCACCAAGGGGAGTTGCACACCGGATCATGTTAAGCTCTTTGACAGTGTTCAGTCCATTCAAAGAACAGCGCACAGCCGAAAACCGGAGCGATTCAGGGAGATCATCGACACGATTTATAGGCAAGGTCGAAAAATCGAGCTTTTCTGCCGCGGGGACGTTCCAAACGGTTGGGCGGCCTGGGGAAACGAGGCTATTGGCCGGCGCGGTCTTCAGACTGCTCTCAATCCTTAACACCCTGGACGACCTGCAGTTCGATGCGTGTGCGGTCCTCGCCGGCCGAAAAACGCTCAGCCAGGTCAGCCCGCTCGTCAAAACTGTTCTGAAAAACATGCGAACCCAGTAAATAGGAGAGATCAATGACGCCAATAGAAATTTTCAATCAGTCAGGTTTTGAAGTCCCCGCCGACTTGGCCGAAGCCGTGGAGGCGGCCGCCGATGGGATCGCGGTCCTTGGTGCCGAAGGTTGCCGAACACCGGCAAAAGTCCGCAGATGCCGGCGCGCCCAGGCCGACGACCTCCGAAACCAGGCCGCCGCCGCCATCGTAGCCGGCAAGCCTTCCGCGGCGTTGGAAAAGCGGGCTCTTTCGCAGGTCCAAGCCCAGGCCGAGGCGGGCCGGATGCCCGACCAGCTCGAAGCTCTCGTACCGGCGGCTGAGAAGGCCCTCCAGGCGGCCCAGGAGACCGTTTCCCGGCGCATTCAAAGGCCCGGTCAACCCGCGCACCGCGCAGCTGGAGCGGGCCCTGGCCGAACGTGCGCAAAGCATGGGCGGCAGCCGGGATGGCAAGCCCCGGTCGACCCCGCCGGAAAAATCCGCCACGGCCCCCCTGTGCTTCTGCGAGTACTGCCAGGAGCCCATCGCCATGATCGCGGGCCAGGAGAATTTCAAGCAACCTTTGACCGCCGAGCATTTTCTTGCGTTCTCGCCGCGCTATGACCGGCCGCCGTTCCCCGCCCGGTGCAATTGGGAGTTTTTCAGGTGTCCGGTTTGCGGCAAGCGGCCCTAATCCGAGGAGGATCGCATCCTGGTCAGCGACGGATTCCGGATGGTTCTGCGTTAAGTAATGAAAGGACGATCATGGGCGAGCTTACTTTCAAGCAACAGCGCTTTGTCGATGGCCTTTTGATGGGCCTCAACCAAGAGGACGCTTATGTCCAGGCGGGATACAAAGCGCGTGGGGCGGCGGCCCGGGTTAACGCAAGTCGATTGTTAGCAAGGAACGATGTTTCCTTAGCATTACAGGAGCGTCGAAAGCAGGACGAGGACGCCGTAAAGGCAGGCAGGGAGCGAATTCTCGCCGAATATCAAAGGTTAGCATTTTCAGACCCGGTCTTGATGTTTAATGAGGACGGGACGCTGAAAAAAATCCCTGACATGCCGCCTGAGGCGCGTGCCTGTATCGCGGGGTTTGATGTCGTTCAGAGTTTTGACGCTGAAGGCCGGCCCAAGACGACCCACAAAATTCGCCTTGAATCGAAAAAAGGGGCCTTGGACGGTCTGGCAAAAATCAACGGCCTGTTTGTGGATCGTCACAGCCTTGAGTTTAACCCGGAGACGCTGCAAGCGATCCTTGGCGGATTACCGGAAGGGGTTGCGGTCGAGGTAAAAGCGGCGCTTATGGCGATCGTGAAGAAGAAATGAATTTTGACGCACAGGCTTACGCCCGTCAACTTGTAGAATACTTCGGGGCCGATGCTGTCAGCGAAGCCCTGTCGGGTGACACCGATTATAGTATGTATCGGGAGAACCCCGCCGGGTTTGTCAAAGAGGTTATGGGGATCACGCTGACCGATGATATTATCCGCTTGGCCGAAAGCGTCAGGGACAACAGGATAACCGTTGCGCGGTCTGCCACCGGGACGGGTAAGTCGCATGGCGCCAGCGCAATCTCGATTTGGTTTTATAAATGCTTTCCTCATAGTCGCGTTTACACAGTGGCCAATCCGTATGAGAACCAAAAAATTCTTTGGGGCGAGCTGCTGTCGATGGCCGAGGGCGCTGACCTGTTCGCCGGCGAAAAAATCACCAGTATGCACATTGAGCGGTCGGCAAAGGACTTTATCACGGCGCTGACGGTCCCCACCACCGGCACCGATGAGGTCCGGGAGGGCAAATTCTCCGGGAAGCACCACGAACACATGCTTTTTGTCTGCGACGAAGGCGACACGATTCCGGACTTTGCCTATCGCGGTATCGAGGGCTGCATGTCCGGTGGCCATGTCCGTCTATTAATCCTGTTCAACCCCAGGTATCAGGCCGGTACGCCATACCGCCACGAGTACGACCGGACGGCCAGCATTATCCATCTGTCCGCCTTCCGGCATCCAAATGTGGTTACCGGCACCGATGTAATCCCAGGTGCCGTTAATCGCGAGACCACCGTTCAACGCATAAATGAATGGTGCCGGCCCCTGGCTCCAAGCGAGAAACAGTCAACCAACACATTCAAGCTGCCATCTTTCCTCGAAGGGGCCACGGCCAGGAAGAAAGGCACCAGCGAGACCTACCCACCGCTCCAAGCTGGGTATTATTTCGTAAATGAACCGGCGTTTTTTTATATGGTGCTGGGTCAGTACAGCCCCCAGGCTGCCAACCAGTTGATCAGCCGTGGGTGGGTGAATACCGCCCGATCCCGATGGGATTCTTACGTCTCCCGGCATGGTGAAGTACCCCCGGTTGGTACGCGGGCGGTGCTGGGGCTGGATGTCGGTGAGTTCGGCCCCGACGTGAATTGTCTCATTGCTCGATACGGCGGGTATGTCGAAAGACCGGTGATCTGGTCGGGCATCGACGTTGGGGCGACCGGCGATCGTGCCGCCGACGAACATCAGGCACGAAATGCGCTGCGAACCGCTGTAGACGCCACCGGGGTCGGGGCCGGCGTAGCGCCCCATATGCAGCGCCTGGGGTGTTCGGCTGTCCCCGTCAAGGTGGCCTCGTCGCCTACGGAAAAAACCGAGCTCGGCGAGTTCCAGATACTGCGGGACCAGCTCTGGTGGGCCTGCCGGGAATGGCTGCGGAAGGACCCGGGGGCGATGCTGCCACCGGATGAAATGCTCATTGAGGAGCTTCAGACGCCGACCTACGAGGTCGCCAACGGCAAGGTTCGGGTTATGCGAAAGGATGTCATGCGCGAACTCTTGAGACGCTCCCCGGACCGGGCCGATGCCCTGTGTTTGACCTTTGCCCCTTCCGGCTTCTTTGGCAGCCTGGACTTGTCATGAAAGGAGACCGTATGCACCAGGACGCGATCATCCAGCCGGTCCGGGACCGAAGGCGCCACCAAGACGACGCGCGAATCGCCATGATCACCGGCAGGCGTTACGTTCCCAAGCCGACCTTTTTTCGCAACCGGGAGACCGGCGAGGATTACTTCGCGCTGGTTGGCAGCGTCGCCTTTCCCATGGGCCGGACACCGGGGTTTGCAGTGGTGGCGGCCGCCGTTAAGGGCGAAAACCCGGAAGCCCCGGTTATCAAAGTGCTTGACGAGATCGAAGAGACGGACCTTGAGTCCCTGCTGATTGCCTGTGAGCAACGCCGGCACCGGTGGGGGTATCCGCATCAACTGGAACTGTGGCTGGGAGACCCCGAGGCTTTCATGCAGGCCTTTTACGATTTCAACGACCGGCTGGAAAGGGCACCGGACGCCCCCGAAGGCCTCTACTTGGCCTCACCGGCGGACTTCGAGGATCACCGCCGGACCGAGATCTACCTCCAGTCCCTCAGGTCCCTGCTGCAGCCCTCCCCCAACGGCGGAGGAAAGCGCCTCTTCCTGGGCGGCTGCCAACGGCTTCGGTCCCACCTGCAGAATATGCCGGCAGAAATCCAGAAAATCGAAGATCATCCCGCCGCCTGCGCCCTGGCTTTCGCTGCCCACACGTTGCTGGCGACAGCGCCCTGGCTGGAATTTACGGCACCCGAGCGGCTTGACCCGATGATCCGGGACGGCTTGCGACACTTGGAGCCGGATCCCTGGAACGACTCCGCCTTGGATGACCCCGAGGACGATGACGGGGCCGGGGATGACCTCGTTGAAACGGTCAGTTATCGGATGAGGTGATGATCGCCAGGCCGAGGCAAACCGACGGCAAGGGCAAAGTTCTATCACCTCAAACGCTCTCAAACGCTGCTCAGGCGGCAACCGGTGATAGAAGAGAAGAATGGGCGTGGGGTCATGTAGCGCGGGACGTGGCAATCCGGGGGCTTGCTATCTGCCCAAATTTTCGACCAAGGCAATCCAGGACGCCATCCCCTCCGAGCGCTTGAAATGCTCCGACCTTACCTGCAAGCCCGGACAGTTTCCAGGATTCGATGACGATGAAAGACGACTGCGCCAAATGCCGGAAGTGTTATGCTGCAAAAAACGGTTGAAGCTGAAACATTATTTTGATGAAATTAAAAAAAGTACAGGCCATATGATCAAGGGCCGAAGATGGTACTTGATTTCAAAGGTCTTTATGCTAACCCCTTCACAGATGGTGGAGATAACGGGGGAAAGTTCCGATTCAATCTCAACACTGATACGCCGCACGGCAAATCAACTAAAAGCGGGTAAAATTGAATTGGCCGATGTTAGCCAAAATGAGGCCGAAGCCGCCAAAATCCGCCTGAGTCATGGAAGGGAAAAAAGAAGTTGAGAAGTGGGGCGCCAAGCAACTATCAAACAGGTAAACGAAACCAAGTATAAACGGTATAATGAACGGAACCAGAAAAAATCATGGCTAAACTTGACAGAATACGCCTACAGGAAAAAGAGTTTAAAAATCGAACCAATAACAGATACTATGCTTCAGATATGAGTCTTAAATCTTCATCCAAAAATGCTGCCATCTGGAGTATCTTTTTTCGATTTGCGGACTTTCCAGCATAAGAATTTAGGATTTCACATATCATTTCAAATATTTTAGTGTAGATCTCGGCGTAAACAAGTGCATCAGGCTGCCAAGAATACATCCACGCTTTTTCTTTATTGGTTAAAGATTCAATATCATTTTCAAGAAAGGCAGAAATACGACCAGCGAATAGGTGCATAAATATTTTGTCTGGATCTTCATGTTTCTGCCCAAGCTCTACGTAAAGATTGAATACATCTAAAGGCATCTGAAGATGATTATTAAATAAATATAATAAGGTGGAAGAAAACAAATCGCTTTCTTGGCTATTTTCGAAAAATCTATTGAATCCTTCTCGCGCCGAATTTAGGCACATAACAACACCAACCTCGTTCGCTAAAAATATCCTGTAGGCTTTTGATTCCAAAAATTCGTCTGGTGAATTTTCAACAATATCCTGAACTATAGCCTTCCCTTGTGAAATCAAAACATAATAGGCAGCTTTCGCTTTTACTTGTGGTGACAAAGTGCTTTTATCCGAAAAAAGCAAATCACGTAGTTTATTAAACATTGGTTAACTCCAACCAGCTAACTGTAGTTTGCAAAGATTTCAAATATTTTTAGTCTGTTATATTAAACAGCCGCTCTTTTTTTCCAATCACAGGAATTCGTGCATAACGTGCCGTTGAAAAACTCGCTATTTAGAATGTTAAGTACATGCAAGGAATTCATTAAGCCACCACAATATTTTGGTTCGAGTGCTATTGTTAAACCAACTATTTTATTCAAAAGCGGACCTACTAAAGGACCATCAATCGAAAGCGTTGACCTTATCTCATCGTCTGATCGTAGACGTTCAGATCCAATAACAGAACCAGCATTGGGATTTTTGATAGCAAAGTAGTCGAGGTCTATATCAAAAAAAACTGGTGTATCTGGTGGTATATCTTCTATCAAAAGTTCCGAATGTTGGTAAAATTTTATTTTATGGATTCGGTCCTTGTAGTCTTTTTGTTGCCTTTCATCATGATCTTCCTTGCGATTGAGCAATACGTAAACATCTGAAAAAAAATTAAGGTATAAGGCGGGAAGGATATGTCCATCATTTAAGCTCCGAAGCCGAAGCCATGTATAAAGTGCAAGTTCAATTTGGTTTTTTAAATCCAGACTATTAAGATCATCAG